TTTAGCTAATGGTTTCCTAGAGGTTGCATCAACAAAGCTACTGTACTTATAAGGATTATAAGTAGCTACCTTGATAGGAAAGTTAGGTTCAAACTCACTCTCCCAAGTGCCTACAACATAGGCATGTACATTCTTTTTCTTTTCTCGCAACACTCTTTGTCTGCCTTTCTCTGACACTTTAAACTGTGCATTAAGTAATGGCACACAGTTACTGTGTTTAATTACTTTGCCATAGTTCTCTTTCTCAAGAGAAACAATAGAATAACAGTTCTTATGTAGGTTGTAGTAAACTTTAACTCTCATTATTCTATTACCTCCAAAAGTTTTTCCAAAGGTGAACCTTTGAATTGTTTAGAAGTAATAGTTTCCATTGGAAGTCCTTTGTAAACAAGAGCCTTCAAATGTTTGTGTTGACTACTTGTCAACTGTATGTGTTTGTATATCATAATATCTCCTATGATTTCGTTAAAATAAAATATATATAATACATAAGTATTATTATATATATTTTTTTTACTGTCACTGACATGCTACATGAAAGGAAGGAATCATGCAACATGTTTCGTCTATCTTTAAGACTCTTCAGAGTGACTAACTTTGAACATCAAGCCTTACTTTCGTAAAGTCTTTATTGGTAAAGAAACCAAAGAAACCAGTAAACTTGTCTACTAATTGTCTCAATGAAAGTTTATCATTGACTCTAACTTCATCAATAACTTTCTTGCCTTGAGTTTGCACTAATACTTCTTGAGCATTAGAACAACTATCTTGCACAAGAATCTCAGTCCCTTGTATATCTGCAATCATCTTATGAGTTGATGATGCTGACATGTCAAAGGGTGAGCAAGTTACTTTAAGTTTACCATAGGTAAAAACTATATTGCCATTATCATTCGTTGTAATTAATGGTGTTTCTGAGTAGATTTTATTTTTTGCTACTCGCAAAATTAAGTTGTCAGTTGCCATGTTATTATCCTTTCATGGTGGTTAATGTTTAATATAATAAATAAATATATATTACACAAGTAATAATATATATTTTTTATTAATGTTGGTAAATCGCAACACTTTTCGCATTGAGATTTGAACCACTACAAAGAACACAAGTTTCACATGTAGCTCGTCTTCCAGCCTCTTTAGAGGCAGGGCAAAGCACTTCTTTTGTCTTGTCAAGCACTTCGTCTTTCTGCATAACTCTAAAGGTTCGTAGTCCTTTAGACCAGAATTTCTTTGACTCTTCGTAAGAGTCTGCACTCATCATGCTGATATCACTTCTTACATCACAACTACTGTTGTGAGATTGATGTGTATAGCTTGTATGTTTCTTAGCTTTGGATAGTAAACTATCCCAGATGTAGCTAGGTACTGCACTAGGGTCACCATAAGTACCAAGTCTTACGACTTGATTATCGCCTAAACTTTGTATGTCTTTGTGGTTGTTAACCACTGGATAAGCACCTTTCATTAATTGTTTATAAACAATTAAAACACCTTGGGCTAGATTGACATAGCAAGTTCTGCCTTTAGCTTGTTTTCTATCTGGTTCAGTAGTAACTGAACCTCTATGCTTACAACTACCACAAATTGAGTAGTCCTCGCCAGTTTTACTGGCAAGTCTTGGGTCTATATCACTTCGTATGATATAGGTTTGTGCCATGTTACCAGTCTTTTTGTTCAAACTTTGTGGTAAATATACCACACTTATTGACTTGCCATCTATCAAGGATTTACCTTGATAAATGACAAAACCTTTAGGTTTTTTGTTATTATTCAGCATGTTCAATCCTTATCTTTTTAATATTTGATGCGAAATCACTATTAGAAAGCTCATAAGCCTTGCTTTGTATTTCATGATTTGTTTGTTTATACAAATCTTTGTAGTAATCTTCCAATTCCCAACCAAATTTCTCAAGTCTTTCACCAACTTCGTTGGTTAATTTATCTATATGTTCCAAATCTTTTTGGATAACTTCTAGTCTTTCATCAAAGCCATCTGGCAATGTTGTTTGTAAAACAATTTTATGTGTCATGTTAAGTCCTTTCTGTAAGTTGTTGTAATATATCACTACTACTTCCAAAAGAAGTAAGTAGTAGTTATATATAATAAGTTGTTATTTCCAGCTATTATCATATTCTATGATATTTGCTAAAGCAAAATAAACTATGGATAATAATCCATAACCAATAAAGCTTATTGCCATAATGTCTGGTGTTACACCAAGACTTGGTGCAAAGCAAAGTAAAACAAGACTTAAGAAACTTAAGACTCCACTAATTGCAGAGATTTTTAAACAAAGTTTAGATTGAAACATAAAATCTAACATATTTTTCCTTTCACAGTTGGTTGTTGTCTAAGTAGTATATAACAAAAATATATATAATACATAAGTATTATTATATATATTTTTGTATACTACTAAAGGTTTTGGACTTTGTCAACTGCATTGAATTTATTATATAAATTAGACTTCAAAACTTCGTTACATGCATTCGCATAGACATATCACAGACCTGCACACATATTAGGCACACATATGCACACATATTAGGCATATTCGCACACATACTCGCACATATATGCACTCACACACACGAAACCTGCACAAAAATTAGGCAACTGCACAAAAATTAGGCATATCAATGGTATTGATGAGGGGGGACAGGAAAAACTAGCCACCTTTTATATATATAAAAAAGGGTACCCCCAAAAAAATACCAAATAAAACCATAATGTACTACACAATTAGTGGTGTACAATAGGTAGTAGCCAATAACAGCAGCAACTACTACATATATGGGGGGAGTTCTAAAGAATTATGGGGGGAGTTTCAGAATAGTCTATACAATATTGAGCACGAGAGATGCAATAGAGTTATATAGACTATGTATCACATATTCTAGTGATACTTTTATTTTGTCTCCTCAGGGGTTACCTTTAACCCTGGAAAACTTAGTAGAAGTATAGCATACTTTTTTAATTCTGGCAAGTTATTTTTTAATTTGTTTATAATTTAAACTATGTTATAATACAAACTATGAAAAAAGATAAACATCTTCTATATGCTCACTTAGATGATAGAGGTTTACGTGACCTTATAAAAGAATTAGCATCATATCGTAAGAAACCTAATGCAGGTAGGGACTTAATTGAGATGAGACGTGAGTATATGCGAAGATGTGAAGAAAGGAAACTAAATATGGCTGAGAAAAAAGCTAAGAAATTACCTGAAGGACAAAAAGTTGAGATGCTCCAAAGAGCACAGAAGAAATATAACTCTTTTGCAAAAAATACTTTACCTAGTGGGTTGTCTCCTATGCAGGAAAAGTTTTGTTTGGAGTACATTGCAACAGGTGACACCTTAACTGCATGGAAAGCAGCAGGATATAAAGACTGTAGGACTGAGGCAGATACTCGTGCAGAAAGTAAAAGACTTTTAAAGAATGATAAGATTGAAGAAAGATGTAATCAGATTAGAGAAGATGCAATAAAAGACGTAGGTCTTAATATTAATGAAGTTGTAAAGAAGTTTATGAAAGTTTATGACAGAGGTATGGAAGAAAATGATTTAACAAACTCTAATAGAGCAATGGAGTTTATTGGTAAGCACATGGGTATGTTAATTGAACGACAAGAAATTAAACAAGAGGTAACTAACAAATCTCCTGAAGAATTAGAAAGAGAGATTAAGCATTACGAAAATGTTGTTAAACTTGAAAGTGGTAATAACTAAAATTAATTTATATCTATTTTATATAATGGTAGGTATATTATTTAGTTGGCTTATATATATATTTAGTATGGCAGTTTGGAATACATTTTGTAGAGGTTGTCCTGCTACTTGGTATGTAACTAATGTTCAACCTTTACTTCCTAAAATTAAACCTAAAATTATTATTGAAGAAGATGAAGAAGATTGGGAAGACAGTGAATTTTAAATGGCATATAATCACTACCACAATAAATACTATAATAAACAAATTAAACCTAAACAGTATAAAAGTCCAGTTGTTATGTGGTCTTCTGAATTGGTTCGTAACGAAGAGGGTGAAGAAAGTTATCAAAAAAAGTGATAAGTGAAAATTTAATTAAACTTAGAGAGTTATACTTTCAAAGAGCAGTACAACAATCTAAAGATAGCTTCCTACATTTTGTAGGTTTATTTGCTCCTACTCTTGTACCTGATTGGGTAATGGGTAAACATATACAAGTTATCTCTGATAAATTACAAAAGGTTGAGAGTGGTGA